TTTACAACTGCCACAGAAGTTACTACATTAGCTGTAGAGATAGTAGCTGTTGCATTAGCCTGTTCTCCACCCGTTTGGTCTGGAGCGTTAATAGTAACGGTTGGCGCTTCGGTATAGCCTGTTCCTTGATTAACAATTCCTATCAATCCAACAGAACCGATAGTTACAACATTATTACCATCCCAATTAAAGTAACCCTTGGTAGGATCAAGGATGAGCATACGCTCGTTATTCCATTGGGTTATTTGGATACCGCTAGAGCTAAAAGTGCCAGGTGATGCAATATTGCCAAAAGTATCGGTTGTGATATTAAAGAACTGGGCTGATCCATCACTCATAAAGCCCACAACATAATCATTTAAACCAATATTGACCGATGATAAATGGGTAACGGTATTGGCAAAAACAACGGTATTTGCGCCAGCATCCAGCACATTGCTGTTTGTAGGAATAATTTTGACATTGCCGTACCCAATCGGCTGGGCGTTTTCAATCCAGCTAAATTCACTCTCATCAATGGCTGTACGGTTAGCCTTGGTGTTTAGCCCTCTAAACTGTTTGATAACGGCATAGGACTTTTTCTGTTCCGCTGCTGCCATGGCTAGTAGGGTGAGCTATAGGGTGTTGGGATTCTACGGGTAAATACGGAAGTAAGTACCGATGCAGTTTGCTTGTTGTATTCTTGTTTATAAATCTCAGCTTCACCATAACTTTGCTCGTAATACTTGGCTAAGTAAGCTGCGTAAAATTTAATAGAGCTGGTGTAGGGGTCTTTAATTGTATCTTCTTCATTAGAAGTTACCAATGGTAATGGCAAGATAACCGTATCAATTTCAAGCTGGTAGGCTTGATCTGGGATTGGACCAATATAGATATTGCTTTGCCCGTAATTGCTAAATGCTAGAGGTCTGCCAAGATAATTCTGCCAAAAGCGCAAGCGCACATTAAAGTCTGACCAAGCCAAATAATCTAATGGCACACGGGTGTTACCCCAGTATAGGTTGATATTAATAATATCAAGGGTTCGGTCGCCAGACGGCATAGATGCGTAGTAAATGTTTTCACAGTTACCTACATAAGTTAAGCCAGCCGTACCATTTAAAAATTGGGTAGAGGGTGGGTAATTCGTAATATTATTTTGCTGACTTTGTGGATATGGTGGGGGAGTTGTATCCGTTGTTCCCGCAAGAGTAACCTGATAAATAAAAATATTACTAAAAATAAAGTCATTTAAAGCGACTGGTGTACTAGCTGTCCATGCCACAGGATTGGTAGGAACTGCACTATTTAAAGCCGATGAAGCTGGAACTTTTGCTGGAGTTTGTACAATCTGGATTGTTCTTAGGCATCCAGTATCACGGACTACACGATCTCTAGCACTATTAATGTAGTCTGTTAATTGAGAATCGGTATAAAAGTTTCCTGTTGCATCATGGAGTAATCGTCTGACTTCCGTAATGTAAGTCGATAGAGTTGCCATTTAAACTCCATAAGTCATGCTGCCACCGAGAGGACTTTTCCCCCCGCCCTCTTTTGGGAAGGTAGGGGTACTCTTTCCACCAACGGGGATAACGATTGGTTCTTTTTAGGCGCTTGAGTAGATAAATCCCATTGTGCTAAACGATCCAAACCTTCTTGAAAATCGTTAGCGGTTTTTATCCAACCCAATCTAGCCAAGTGGGTGGTCTTATCTTCTTTACCGTAACCAAAAATATGACGGGCAGCTTCCTCTGAAATCTCAACAGTTGCACCCTTTTTAAAGTCATAAAATACTCCACCGAAGCCATCTCTTAGGTCTTGGTCGGAGTTATTGGTTACATAAATCATTAGAAGCTCACCACTTGTCCAAACACACAAATATCTACGGTGTTGGCATTACCAGAAGCGGTATTGACATTTACATATAGAGCTTGAGTTGATGCGCCAGAAACAACGGTGTTTGCTGGGTATGCAATTGCTAGGTCTTGGTATTTACCAGCAGCGCTTACTGCCGTTAAGGTTACATTGGCAACAACCACATTGGCTGCGCCCATGTTTCCAGCACTAGAAATACTAATACCAATATCTGCACTTGCAACAGTTCCAGAGGGGTTTTGCACCGTGACTTGACGGATAATAACCCTACCAGAATTGCCAGTTGCACCACCGTTGGTTAACCCGCCTGATACGAGAGGAATCTTAATCTGCGCAGTTCCCGTTGTTGCTAGGGATTGCGCAGTTAATTTTCCAATCAAGCCGTATCCAAAACTGTTTAGGTAAAGATTACCTACTGCGTTGGGGTTAGCCATTGTTTCTCTCCTTAATCGTTGTAAGTGCCAGAAGCAGCTTCACCACCGTTTACAGTAGCCAAGGTTACTGTAGCGTTAGTTGTAGCAAGCAAGCGTACATTTACACCATCGGAGATCACAACACCACCCACATTAATAGCGCCCACATTGCTGTAGGTTGCTGTGCTTGTCGTTGTGTTATATGCCGATACTGCTTGGATAATCACATTAGCAGTTGCAAACATGATGTAAGTACCAGCGGGAACGGTTGTACCAGCGGTAGTTGCATCAATGGTTGTAAGTTGCCAATAAGCTCCAGGCGTATTGGTTGCGCTACCTGAGATCAGGATTTTATTTAAGCCGAGTGCCATGACTAGTTCTCCTTATAAAGAAATAGAGTTGTAGCCAGACACTCTGGTCATTGACTTCGGCTTGGTGCTTACCAATTCGGCAATCATCAAGACAGCGCCAACATAACCAATCTGCCAGTTTGGTAGAGTGCTTTCAAATCCAGTAAACACAAAGCTACCTTGATCGTGAATATACAAGCTCAAGTAGTTCGAGTTAATGAAATAGACAACACCTTCTGGGCAATAAGGGTCTGGATAAATAGGTACACCAGCGACCATCAAAGCACGGAAAGCTGCTTGTGGTCCATTGGTATCGCTGTCAAAACCGCTACCTGGGGTAATCACATATTGCTCTTGACCAACATAGTCTTGAGCCAATAGTGTCCAAGTACCAAATCCGCAAACACCAAAAGTAGGCACTTCTGCACCGTTTTTAACAGTTCCAGAAATGTACTGAAGGATATTTTGACGAGTTGGGTTGACTGATCCAGCGTTGTAAACCTTCGATTGCCACCAAGTATAGGTGCTACGGTTAATGTTACCGTATGTACCCATGTTAGTACCATCGTCAATTGCGCCTGGCAAACCAATAAATTGTTGAGTGTTCGTGTAGTTGGTGTACAAAGCAGTCGCCATTGCATCCATCATCACATTGGTTGCATCGTTCATACGAGCTTCAATGAGAGGAATAATTGCATAGTCTTGCTGTACAGCGCCTTCCATCCCGAGGAATGGTACAGGAGCAATCATCAGTTTAAGGTTGAACTCAGCGTTATATGCACCTTGCTGTACTGATGGTTGCGTAAAGCTACCAGAGTAATCAGACCATTGTGCGTTAACGAACTGAGCGCCTTGTACTGGCACAGTTACCTGGGATACACCACCTGAAGCCTGTTGACTATTTGCAATCAACGCAGCCATCAAGGGTGTGCTGTTATAAAGTTGTACGACCAGTTTGGGGATAAACGCTCTACGAGTTACATAAGTAAGTTCGTTATATTGCGATGTACCCGCTGCTGGAAGAATACCGCCGCCTATAGGCATAGTTTATCTCCAAACAAAAATCTAAATATCCCCTATTACTGCAAACTTCAAATACCAATTGGTCGAGTGTTTTTACGCAATTCAGCCAATGCTTTTGCTGCTTCGTTTCTAGCACCTTGTACTGGGTTTTTCCAATAGTTATTCAGGTCAAAACCTTTTAACGGACTTGGGTTATAGCCAGATGGTGTAGGCACAGCAGCTTGTTTCATCCAATCAAAATACTCGGCAGCCGTTTCGTGGTTTGATATGTTCTTCTCAAGCATAATTTTCTCGATCTGTTGAATATCATCATCCGAACTAGCCAAACCTTTTTTAATCAATCTATCTCTGCGCTTTTGCAATTCTTCCAATGCTTCTTTTTCTTTCAGCTTGGCTTCCAATTGCATGACCCGATCTTCCGCAGCGCTTACTTTTTGCTCAGTATAGTCCTCGATTTCGAGTTCAGGTATGGGCAAGTTTGGGCGCAAGCGTTTTGTTAAACGCAATGCTTCTTTACGAGTAGAAGGATTCTCAGCCAACTCTTTCATCAAGAGGGCTAATTCATCCCGCTGTTCTAAACTAATATCTTCTAAGCTCATCTTTATCCCCTTTTTTCGTTAGATGACTTTTTTGGTATCACCAGGCTGGCTCATGGTCATCATGTTTTTGCTACCAGCTTTGTTTGATGCAGACAAGCCACCAAATTGAGAATAACGGGGAGTATTGATTACTTGTCCGTTCCGTTGGTTATTGTCGGTTGGTTTGCGAGGAGCAGAAGCACCACGGGGTTTAAACAGTTCCATAATAATTTCCTTTACATGGGTTGAGGTAATGGCATACCGCCACCGCTAGGCATTGCTGGCGGGGTTGGCATCATGCCAGGAATCGCTGGCGCAGAGGTCATTGCTTTACTCTCAGGTGTTGCGCCACCCGCTTGAGGTAAAGTTTGCAACATATTTAAAATTTCAGTCGGTTGCAATTCATCGGTACGCTCTTTGTTTGGTCCAAGAATCCCTGTAATCACACGGATTGCATCTAAGACACGCTTGCCTTCAGCAGAGTTCACACCAATGCCAGGCAAACTTTGATTGAGCAAATCCATCGCCATGGATAAATTCAGCATAGCGGATTCTTTACTGCCCATCTTGGGTTCGGGTGTTGACATAGGAGCTGCCATGGGTGGGGTTGTCACATCGGACAGCACCGCTTCTTCATCTTTTACTTCGACCATTCCGCCTGGGGTTGCTCCATCCCGCTGGCTTCTAATCATTTTCATCAGGTCTTGTTGTGGCACAGCCATACATTTTTCCTATCAAATTACTGCATAGATTAAACCTAATCTATAAGTTGTCAAGTGGGTAGCTGTATTTTAATTCCCGCTACCCTAGGAAATCCCGTGAAGGAACTTATCGACAGGCTTTGCGACCACGCTTCATTTTCTTACCGTACATATCAATCTCCTTAAAAATTAACGCACATCACGCCCGTACACCCGTGTACTAGGTGAACGAGAGAAATTCTGAAATCCTTGATTCCGATATTGCAATTGGGCTGGTGCATCACCTCGTTTGAGGGATTCCGTACTAACAATCGGCTGATCGGCTCTTGGTTGTATCTGTTGATTTTCCATATTTACCCCACTATTGGTTCACTTGGACCACCTGAAGTTGCAGAAGCGGGTAGGCTTCCACCACCACCTGTTGCCATCTTAGTCTTTAATTTATCTTTTAACAACTGCTTCATTGGAGGTTCTAGCATATCAAGCAATGCTTCTTGGTCAATCGCTCCCGCCTTAAACAAGTTAAACGCTAAGTTCTTTAAATCCTCGGTAAAGATTGGGCTATTGCTATGGGCATCGACCTTAACCACAAAATCCCGTGTAAATTGGTCTGCAATAAAGGGATTACCCTCAGTATCGGTGTAATGGGTAGGATCATAGAACTGCATGAGCTTGAGGTACATGGTAGCTACCTTCTCAAGCGCATCCTCAATAATTAATGCCCGTTTCTTAGCCCTAGAGCTACCTAATCGTGCCAATTGGCTAGCATGACCTTGACTTCTAACGCCTGATTCGCCACGCCCAGACAGAACATTGGAGATTCCTGATACTTCGGCAAACATCGCATCAATTTCTCGCAGCATATCAAACAAATCATTGGGCAAATTGGGTGCTAAACGATCCACTTTAGCGTTAGGCATATCGCTAGCAAGCAGTCCACCCGCCCGATTAAGCGCAAAATTCTTCTCATCCAGTATGCCTGTAAAGCCTGTCAGGGCTGTAGGAGGGCTAACTTGCTTACTGAGTAAGTCCAAAATCTCGGTCATGCGGTTATTGCGCAAGGATTGAAGCAAAATGAGCTTTTGGCACTCCGATTCACCCCAGTAATAATCGTATAAAGGGTTCGGACAGAGCTGGATAAATGGACATTCACCCTTCATAAACAGAGATTCGCCAGGTCTATCGTAGATAATTACATTAGGCTGGGCAATCGTAACCACCTGATAGTCACCAATATCATCATTCCACACCCATAATTCGTGCATTTCTACGGTATCTTCGGCTAATCTGGCTTGATAGCGCATCTCGCCATACAAATCCATGTTCACATTACCGTAAATGGTTGGGTTGGTTTGGCTTGTAACAATGCGGTTTACAGCATCAGGGATGTCGCTATCTTGTGGACCAGAGCCAGTCGTAACACGCTTGACTAGCTCATCCCGCTTGGGATGGGAATACAGACGGGCGTAGAGGTCCGATTTAGTAATGTAATAAGTCTGAACGATGGCTTCTTGCCTGTCTGTATAAGGGGTGTCCTCCCGCAATACGCCTACGGAGGATGGTTCAATCATGTACGGGTGTATGCCGTTATTTACCACTAACTTCAGATAAGTGGTGTTGTACACCAAAGACCAATTTAAGGCTTGCGAGAACACTTGGTCGGCATTGGAATTTAACCACTCATCATTTAAGGCATTGGTTAACGATGGTGTTTTGCGGTGTTCAATGTGATTGACTGACGCACCAAGCTGAATGGAAAACCGAGTAGTGTCTGCGGAATACAGGAAAGAAGAAAGCTGGTCAAGGTGCGGATTAATTTTATTAAAGTAAGCTGGTGGTTCTTCTGGACCAGCGCCAAACAAGTAATACGCCCGTAGGGTATGGTAATCCGCCCGCCTTTCCTCCTTGGATACCAAGCATTTTTGCAAGGTTTCTAAATAAAAATCTTCTCGTTCTTGTGCGTTTGATGGGATTCTCATGTCTTAATCTTTAAGTTGTCAGGATCACGCAGAGTAGATTTTGGATCAACCCTAGGTCCTGATTGTATGCCAGCTTGAGAAGGTGTCAAGCCCACCGCTTCATCCCGTACTGGTTGAATACCTCGACCAGAAAGTAGGGATTGCATATTTAGTCCTTGGAATCCGCCACCCCAGATCGCTGAATCACCAGGGCGGGCTTCTTTTGGCTGCGCTTGCGAGAGCGATTCAGGTTTGAGCTTGTCCTTGTTACCTCTTTTGCGGGTAGCGTACTTTTCGACTTCTGCGTATTCTTTTTCGGAAAACTTGTTTTTACGGGTAAGGTATCCGCTTTGGTTTTCGCCTTCTCTGGTGGTTTTGATGTTTGACATATCAAACTCGATGGCAAGTTGCTTGGTTGACTTGTCGGTAAACCGAGTTTTTGCTGAAAGCATTGCTGGAGCTTGGAGAAAAACGATAAAAACTTCATCTTGACATCCTTTCATTGGGCATTTTGCCTTGTTGCTTTCAAAGTACCCGTGTGTTGGGCATTTGTAATCATTTTTTACAGCCATATCATCCCCTTCCTAACTGTTCATCTAATGTACTATCTGAATAATCATACTTCTTATTAATACCTAACTTAATCTTAATCTCTCCATTAACCACTTGCAACTTGGTCACTTTCTCGAGTGCTGGCTTGGATTCTTTGCGGTACTGCACAAACTTGCTGGTATCTCGGTTTTGCATAATGGCAACTTCGCCATCTTTCCACTCGTTGTACGCTTTGCTAACCCGCCTTTGCACATACTCACTCAAGGGTTCGGTGTTGTTTAAAAACACATCCCGTATCTGATTAATGGATACGCCACACAAATCCGAAAACAAAGGAATACTAATTCCTCGATCTTTGTCTGACAAAAATCGGTGCATGATAATTTTTAAATCACGCTTTGGAATCGTAGGTTTCATTGTCCATATACCCCAATGCGTTTTAAGTAATCCGATACATTACGCCCAACGGTTAATTGCTCTGGAGTAAAGTCGTCTTGCACCCGTGAAATATTGCGGGTAATCTTTTGGGCTATTAGCCTAGGTTGTACTTGCTCGGCAAAGGCAGCACACGCCAAAGCAGACGCAATTACTCGGTCATCCTTATTACGCCCAGAAGCCATGATTGAGCCACCATCACGCACCATGGTTTTCATTTCTTCAATGGTGTCCATGTCGTAAATATCCATCATGCCACGCTCAAAGTAATCCTTCATGTAGGTGAGCATCCGTTCTTTGGTAGCAGCGGTAGTCAACCAGCCAATGCTGTTCGATATTCCGCCCAAGGTGTCGTTTCTGCGCCAAATGTAGTTTTGCATATTGGCGTACACATCCATCAGGTCTTTGCCCAATGCGCTACCCATGTTGGCAGCTTGTCGTCTTAAATTCTTTAGCTCATTAATCACGGCTTGACCTGGACCGTTGACTTCAAGGTTTAGGGTCGAGTTTTTGTATGCACCCGCTAAGTGGGCAATGATCCATGCAAACTGGTAAGTGTTTAGTTCCGATGTTGCAAAGGAAGCTACTTGCTCCAACCCGTCAGCATATACCCGATAGACTTGAATACAGAAACGATCAGCCCAATCAGAACTACCGTAAGCGGGATCAGCGCCAATAACATAGTAAGCAGTATCAACAGGCTGCTCCCAAATCTTGAGCGTAGCCAGTCTTTCTGTGGATTTAAGAACTTCAGTATCTTGGAAGTTAACTCCAAAGCTATATCGAAAGTACTCACAATCCATACGCTTAATCTTTTTGACGGCATCGGTACACCTCGCATTAGAAAAGAAAGAAGTACCCGTCATCACAAAGGCATAGTCCTCGGTGGGCGGGAACTCTTGGTACATTAAGCTGTCATCCTTAATGCCTTCATAGAGTTTCCAGCGCCACCAGGCTATTTGACGGCTATTAATTTCAAAGTTATAGAGTTTTTTAATGTCTTTCACCCACTCTTTTTCTTCGCCTGTGAGCTTGCCATCCCAGTACACCTTATAGGTTTGACCATCAGGATCAAGGCTGTAGAGTTCATTGCGCCACCAGCCACAGAAAATAGCCCGTTGGGTTCTAGCCCGTTTAGCGGTGACATACATATCGTGGAACATATTAAAGCCACGGGCAGTCGATTCAAACAAGTACATCCGATCTGGGTTGGTTTCCGCTAACGAAGCCAATAAGGAAGCTAGTCCTTCTTCATCTCCCCAAGAACTTGTTTCCGTACCATGTAGGTATGTGATAGCTTTTCCACGACCAAGTGAACCTTTTGCTCTAAGCCCAGCGACTTGATAAAACAGACGGCTGCGGTTCTTGAGGGAAAGCTGATTCCGATTGTGGGCAAGAAGCGGGATTCGATACTCTTTGGGTAAACCTTCCATATACATGGCAAGGGTTGATCGGAACATATCTCGGTTTTCTTCGGTGTCTGTGGTGAGCGTTCCTTGCAGCCCTGGATGGGTAAAGTGCCAGTAGAGATCAAGTGCGAGTGATATTGTAGTGATGCCAAGTTGCCTTCCTTTCAGGATGACAAAGAAATGCACATCCTCTGCCAAACCCTTTTTGATTTCATTCATAACATAGGTCTGCGTACCCAGCAGATTGCCCATGCGCTTTAGCCCTTGCTCTTTGGTTTCAATCTGTAGCTGAGAGCAAAAGTTGTAAAACTGACTAAGGTTAAAATCCATTAGGTTTTAATCCACGGTAATTTGTTGTCAAACTTCTTAAGCATCCAAGCGTTGCCTTGTTCAAAAAACTCCTTTTGCACCCCGCAACCACCACCTAAGCGGAAATTAAAGGTGTGCCGATTGGTGCTGGTAAAGTTTGGAAAGAGTTGCTTGGCTGCGTTGTAAAAATGCCGATCTACATTTATGTCTTTGTTGTTTAGCAAAATGGCAATTTGGCGTAGCTTGTCGGTTTTCATTCCCCACATACACCAGTCCACAAAATGATGCCCTTCAATATTCCAAGCGTGGTGGTTTTCGCCAATGGCTTCGCAGTTATCCTCAAACAAATACTTGCCGTCTTTGTCATACACCTTGCGTAAGCTATGCGCCCAGTCATATCCTTGGTCAATCTTTTCCATGATGGACTTCACATGATGCTCGTCATACCAGTCATCGTCATTGCAAAAGAAAGTGACATCCTCGGTAATGAGCTGTGGCGCAGCCGCTAGCCAGCGCTGACCTAACCAGCCATTGCCACCAATGGTGTTACCCCAATAAGACCAACGGGCTTCGTACTCAGCGTAATCCCTCGTCATATCGTAGAACTGGGCTATCTCATGGTCATCCTCGCCATCGCACAACACATAATGAGTGCATGGGTAGGATTGATGAGCGACGCTTTTTAAACAACGCTCTAGCTCTTTGCGACCTTGAGTGACGGTAACTACGGCTGCTCTTTTCATTTGTAATCGTCTTTAGGATCAAACGGCATAGAGTTCAAACCAACTAAGACGCTACCCGCTTTAATGTTAAAAGTATGATGCTGTTCTGGTAATACCGTATAAATCTTACCAATTTGCATGGGCGTAGTTTCGCCATCTTTAATGATTAAAGCAGCTTCTCCTTCACACAAAATAAACTTTTCGGTTTTAATCTTGTGATAGTGATTACCAATGGTGCAATCCTCTTTAATCTCTAAGAGCTTGGCTTCTGGAAAGCTGTGCAAGCGTCTGCGGTGATCCTCATGGAATGAGCTTAACTTTTTCATTTCAGCATCCATCATAATTTTGACTAGTTCTTTAAACTTAACCTTTGGCTCAAATCCTAAGAGTTGTTTGCTTTTAAGTGCATCGCCACACAACAAATCAACCTCGGCTGGTCTAGTTAAACTTTTGTCGTAATCCACATAATCTTCCCAGTTCTCAATGCCTACGCATTGAAAGGCTAACTCCACCCACTCCTTAACGCTGTGCGTTTCGCCTGTGGCAATCACAAAATCATCGGGTGTTGGGTGTTGCATAATGGCGTAAATCCATTCCACATATTCTTTGGCGTACCCCCAATCCCGTTTGGCATCTAGGTTTCCCAATACCAGCTTATCCCGTTTTTGATTGGCAATCTCGGCTACGGCTTTGCAAACCTTACGGGATAAAAATGCTTCACCCCGTCTTGGACTTTCATGGTTAAACAAAATCCCGCAATAGACTTTCATGCCGTAGGCTTCCCGCCATACCCGTGCTAATTCATAGGCATGGACTTTAGAACAGCCATACGGTGAGCGTGGATAAAATGGCGTGGTTTCCCGCTGGGGAGTTTCTTGAACCTTACCAAACATCTCAGACGAACACGCTTGGTATATCTTGCAATCTAAACCCATGGTGCGCACGGCTTCCATAATGCGCAGTAAGCCATTGGAGTTAATGTCTTGGGTTACATCGGGATGGTCATACGAATCCCGCACTTGGCTCATGGCAGCTAAGTTGTAAATCTCATCTGGGCGAACCTTGTCAATAATCCGATATAGGCTAGTAGCATCTTGCATATCGCCTGTATGCAAAGTAATTTGATTAATGACATCGGTAAGATTTGATAGATTGGGCTGACTGATTCTGCGCACCATACCATGAACCTCATAACCTTTGGATAGCAATAGCTCGGTTAGGTACGATCCGTCTTGACCACTAATTCCTGTGATAAATGTTTTCATTGGTGTTTGTTTAGTTTCTTTAGTTCAAAGTTGGGAATATCCCAATACGCTACCTTTAATCTGGCTTCGTGGTTACGGGCTAGATTAATCAAAGCGGTATAAGTCATCTCGCTGTAGTTGTTTTTCCACTCTCCCGCTAACTTTATCTTCTGTTTCTTAGTTCGGCAAGCAATGGCTTTTAACATTTCGGCTTTGTAGAGTAGGCGTTCTTGGGTTAATTTATCAATGTCGCTTTGGGTCATCCTCACCTACCACTTGGCGCAAACGCTCTAATTCCGCTTGGGCTTGCATGAGGAGCTTGGAACTCTCGGCATGAACCCGCATCAATTCATGGAACACTTGCTCCTTATCCATTCCCCAAATGCGTTGCATATACATCTTTTTAGCATCATCACTTGCTTTTTCAATTAGCTCATTGACGCTCTTTGAGCCATTGGCTTCTTTTACGATGTTCTCCATACCCGTACCCCATCCCCTTCTCGCCTAGCGATAAACTTTTTACCCGATACTTTGCCAGCTCGGTAGTTGGCATTGCACACAATTTGTATCTTTGCTTGTGGAATTACAAAACTCTCTCCAATGTCCATGATCTTATATGGGTACACATTGCGCTTTTTCTCAGGGGGAATTGGAATATTCTTTTCAATCTCTATATTCATCTTTACATCTCCTTTCATAACCATATAATACACAACATGATACAAACCTACAATGAATATCATCTAGGTGACCAACTAATCCACCTCAATTATCTAAGGCGACTGTCCTACCTCTACCCCGACTACATCTTGCGCCATTATTGCCAGGACATCTATATCCCGCAGTTGCTTGCAGTAGTGGAGGATTTAACGACTATTGAGATTCTCCCCCTAGGAGAGAAGGTTGATTCTGCAACTAACGCCTGGCTTGGCGTGGATGGCTGGTTTTACCGTCACTCCAAACAGCGTCATTGGGTTGATCTGCACCTAGACTGGTTTGACACCCTTTCCAAGCGCCTAGGGGTAAAGAACCCGATACGCACCAAGTACGACCTATTCTTTGAGTACCCCGCCTTGAGGAAGAAGGTCTATCAGCCCTTTGATGTTCTCATCATCAATTGCCCACCAGGGAGCAACCAGTTGCCCTCCTTTTCCCCAGGCAAGTTCGAGAGCCTAACCAAGCTGCTTTGCAAGGATATGGATGTCATGACGGTCTATCCCACCAAACTATGCCCAAGCACGCTAGAGATGCACATGACGGTCACCGAGATCGGTAACCTAGCGCAATACTGCCAATACATCGTGGCGGTGGACACAGGACCTCTGTGGACCACTTACAACCAATGGAACATGGACAAGATAAGGGGTAGAACCATCTACACGACAACCTTCGATTCCATAGACCTTACGCCTAATACCGACATACTTCAGAAAATCTGATTTTTCTTTGGGGTGGGGTGGGAATGGGGTGCGCAACTTTGCTGTTTGATGCCCAATCTAAACACCAAAAACAATACAGAATTTTGCAAATTGATTGCAAAGCCCATAACCAAAAAACCAAACTCAGATTACGCTAGCGCTTATTGTTGCCTTACCCAAAATCGAATTACCCGATTGACTAAAGCGCAATACCGAGCGCCTGGCTACCAGGGAAAAGTTACACTCTGAAAGCGCCTGATTGTTGACATCTTTCCCGCCATTCCATTTATCGCTTACCCCTTATATACGCATACCTACTATGTTACTAGTTTATATATACACTATATATATATAGACTATAGACGATATACGATAGACTATAGTTATTATATATCAATATACGATAGTTGATAGAAATATATCATAGTGTAAGTTGTTGCATAACCTCTAATTGTGTATAATCAAACTGTATTACTAATGTTTATAACCTAACTAAACGGGAGTATTTAAAATGCAACAATCAATTTATGACAATGTTACGAATAGAATTATCGAAGAGCTAGAGCGTGGTGCTGCACCCTGGATTAAACCCTGGAATGCTGGCGCTAGTGAAGATCAAAATATCGTTAGCCATAAACCATACCAGGGCATTAATCGCTTAATTCTAGGAATGAGCGGTTATACCTCTCCACTTTGGGGTAGCTTTAAACAATGGCAGCAATTAGGCGGTATGGTAAAAAAAGGTGAAAAGGGTTCACAGATCGTTTTTTACTCTCCCATTAAAAAAGAAGGCGTTAACCCTGAAAATGGGCAGCTTGAGAGCAAGGCATACCATTGCTTAAAAAGCTATTTCGTATTCAATGCTAGCCAGGTTGAGGGTATTGATTTCGTGCAGCCTAAGCCTACAATCGAAGTGTTTAACCCTGTACCCGCCCTGG